GATATGAAACTAATCGAACAAATTTACTGCACACTAATAACTTGGATATATGGTAGACTTAATTAAAAAAATAATACAGAAAGACGAACTGGATAAAAAATGTCGAAAAGTAACAACTGTAAACAAAAGAATATTTCTTTTTAATGCATTAAGAAATCGTGGCTTAACACTTTATCAAATCGCAGAAATGTTTAAAATGAATCATTCAACTATTATACACGGCATAAAAAGGTATAATGAATTTACCGATGCGCTTGATGTTTCACTAAAATTAGATACGGAAGCATACAGGCAAATACTAGAAAATGCACCACAACAAAAATATAGTTTAGAAAAAGATATTTTAGAAGCGGAAACAATGCAGGAATTAAGAACAATTAAAAGAAGACTTTACAATAATTTGTACGAATGACAAAACAGGAAAAACACGGAATAAGAGATATTAAGTTTAGTCAATGGATACGCAAAAGCTTACCAGATAGCAGTACAGGTTTTAGCGTTAGTGATATAGACTTTATGCTTTGGAATTGGAAAACAAAACGCTTTGCACTTTTAGAAATAAAATGTAGAAATGTAGAAATTGGAAAAGGACAAAAAATGATGCTACAAAATATTCACAGGTGGATTAAAAACGGATTAGATGATGGATGGAAATATCACGGCTATCACTTAGTAACTTTTGAAGGTGATACTTTTGAAAACGGCAAAGTTTATTTAAACAAAAAAGAAACTACAGAAAAAGACTTAATTGACTTTCTAAGTTTAGAAATTTAATTATATTTGTGGAGTTGGTAGGACAATCAAGAATTTTAAGTGTTACGTTAGTAAGTGTTCCTACCCACCGAAAGCGTAGCACTTTTTTTTATCAATAAATTATGGCAGAAAACAAAAAAGGCTTTTTACTTTATTGTGACTTAATACATACGGTGGAAAAGTTAGACAATGAACAAGCGGGAAAGCTATTCAAACACATTTTAGAGTACGTTAACGACTTGAATCCTATTACTGAAGACTTACTAACACAGGTTTGCTTTGAACCAATTAAACAAAGTTTAAAGCGAGACTTGAAGAAATGGGAGAAACAACACGAACAACGAATAGCAGCAGGAAAGAAAAGCGCACAGGTTCGTAAACAGAATTCAACGCTCGTTAACGCTCGTTCGATTTCGTCTACTGTAAGTGGTAGTGTAAGTGTAAGTGTAAAAGAGAAAGATATATATAGGAGCTTCGCTCATTTGTCTATGTCTTTAACGGAATTTAACAAGTTAGAAATAGAATACACTAAACAACAGATAGACGAAGTGATAGATTCGATTCAAAACTTTGCAAATAATAAAAAATACAAATCATTATATTTGACTGCAAAGAATTGGCTTAAAAAACTGCCTAAAGAAGAAGAAGATAAATTAACAACAAAAGCAAAAAGGTTAGGATATGCTTAAAAAAGGACAACAAACAAAATACTTACTTGATTATAGAGATGGTAAAATAAGACAAGGTTTAGAGATAGGCTGCGAACTAGACAAGAACATAGTTTTTAAACCTAAACAACTAAATATAATTTTAGGACACGATAACGTTGGAAAATCGTACTTCGTCTTTTGGTACTTTCTTACACTTGCGCTTAAACACGAATTAAAATTCTGCTTATGGGCAGGAGAAAATAGTTACGGTCAGATTCTTCGTGATATGATACAGATGTATACAGGTAAACCATACAAGACTTTAAGCCATACGGAAATAAGAAGCACGGCTACGTTCCTGGAGCAATACTTTGATTTTATAGACAATTCAAAACTATATAAGCCACACGAACTTTTAGAGTTGTTTAGGCAATCAGATGCGGATGCTTGTTTGATTGATCCGTATACAGGACTAGATAGAAAAATGGGTTACGAAGGCAACTACGAATTCTTGAATATGGCTAGGCAGTTTGTAAACGAAACAGGCAAGACTATTTATATGAATACGCACCCAAATTCAGAAAGCGGAAGAAGTGGAAACTTGTTTCCTAAAGGTCATAATTGGGAAAATCACCTGCGCCCACCAATGGCTGCTTCGATTGAAGGTGGAAAGAGCTTTTTAAATCGCTGCGATGATTTTTTAACCATCCACCGACTAGTAAAACACGAATCTATGAAATATGTAACTTTGATTTCAGTAGACAAAATAAAAGACACGGATACAGGAGGACAACAAACCTTGTTAGAAGATTATATATTTTGCGAATTTAATAGAGGTTTAGGATTTGAAATAGGCGGAGTAAATCCATTAAAAAAATTAAGATGAATACACTAGAAATACTAAAAGCAAAGATAAACTTAAAGACTACGGTTCTAAAGTTTAGAATTTCAATAGAAGAACTAGAAGAAAAACACGGACACAGAAAGGACTTAATAAATTCAATGAATGAAAGCTTAAACGACTTAGAACATTTTCATTGTGTGTTTAGTCAATTTGAAGATGAATACTATTTAGAATGTAAATCAAACCTGCGCCATCAAATTATTATTGCAGAACAGAAACACGAAATAGACAAGTTAAACAAATTAGTAACTAATTTACACGAAGGAATATGAAAGTATTAAACCTATATGCCTGTTTAGGAGGCAACAGATTAAAATGGACTGACTGCGAAGTTACTGCGGTAGAATTAGACGAAGAACTTGCAAGACTATACCAAGAACGTTTTCCAAATGACACAGTAATTGTAGCAGATGCGCACCAATATTTATTAGACCACTACAAAGAATTTGATTTTATTTGGTCTTCGCCGCCTTGTCCAACGCATAGCAAAGTTAGATTTTCGCAACATACTAAAGATAGTCATATACCTAAATATCCTGATATGAATTTGTATCAAGAGATTTTATTTTTAGATAATTATTTTAAAGGTAAGTATGTTGTAGAAAATGTTATTCCATACTACCAACCATTGATACCTGCTAAAAAAAGAGGCAGACATTTGTATTGGACTAATTTTAATTTGCCTACTGATATAGGCGAAAGACCAAACGGAAAAGGAATAATAAGCGTTACTGGAGATGAGGTTGCAAAGCTATCAGTTTTTCATAATTACGATTTTAACAAATACAAAGGCAAACAAAGAAAAGATAAAATTGCAAGAAACCTAGTAGATTACGAGGCGGGTAAAACTATCTTTGATACTGCAAGAGGCATAATAGTAAACAAACAAAACACGAATCAATCTAAACTATTTTAATATGAAATGCCCACAATGCAGCCATACATTAAATTGGAATGAAAACGAAGAATTTGAAGACTTTGATTTAATAGGTACAGGCGTAATAATGAATATGAACTGCATAAACACAAAATGCAGCGCAGAAGATGTTTATATATTTATTCCCGATTGATGAAAAAATATTTAATAAAAAGTATAGATTCTTATGAATGTAAAGATTGGCTTTTGAATAAGCATTACGCAAAAAGAATGTGTAGTATTTCTTACAGTTTTGGTTTGTTTAACGAGGATAATGTTTTACAAGGCATTTGTACTTTTGGGAAACCTGCTTCACCTTTTTTATGTGATGGTGTTTGTGGAAAAGAAAACAGTAAGTATGTTTATGAATTAAACAGGTTATGTGTTAATGATAATTTAGGCAAAAATGTTCTAAGTTTTTTTGTATCAAATGCTTTAAAAATGTTACCAAAACTTATAATTGTTAGTTATGCAGATACTGCACAAAATCATCACGGTTATATATATCAAGCTACTAATTGGTTTTATACAGGAAAAACTAAAGAAAGAACCGACATAGGACAAGAAGACGGAACGCATAGTAGACATTATTTAAAAAATGAAGATTATTCAAAAAATAGAAAACATCGTAGCAGTAAGTATAGATATGTTTATTTTACAGGAAGTAAAAATGATAAAAAAATATTTAAAAATAAATTAAATTATAAAATAGAAGTTTATCCAAAAGGACAGAATAAAAGATATGATGCTTCTTACCAACCAACAACGCAAACAAAACTTTTTTGATGCCTAGATGTAAAAACTGCAAAGACAAATACGAAGCAAAGCACTTTAATCAAAAATATTGCTTTAAATCTGAATGCGTTAAAGTATGGGTAGAAACTGCAAAGATTAAGAATTGGAAGAAAGAAAAAAAAGAACTAAAAGAAGAAATGGAAACGGTGCAAAGCTTAACTAAAAAAGCACAAACGTATTTTAATTCGTTTATTCGTAAGCGTGATCATAACCAACCTTGTATAAGTTGTGGAAAACCATTAAGACAAGGAAACGTAGACGCAGGACATTATTTTAGCGCAGGTGGTCACAATGCGGTTAGGTTTTCAGAACTAAACGTACACGCACAATGTAGTAGACCGTGCAACAAAGATAAAAGCGGGGACTTACTTAATTATCAAATAGGAATAGAAAAACGAATAGGCGGAGAAGAACTATTTAAACTACACGAAGAAGCACACAAAACACGAAAGTACACAAGAGAAGAATTGAAAGAGATAATAGAATTGTACAAACAAAAAGTAAAAGTTATGTAATAATTCATTATATTTGTATACACAAACACTTAATAAAATACACTATGAAACATTTATTTAAAGCACTTGCTGCATTTCAACAGGAAGTAAAACCAATTTTTAAAGGCACAAAAGGCTACGGCTATTCGTATGCAGACTTGCCTACGATCTTTGAAAAGATTAACCCGTTACTAGAAAAACACGGACTAGGATTCACACAACTAATCAACACAAGTGAAGAATCAAACTACTTAAACACTATTATCTTTCACGTTGAAAGCGGAGAGCTACTAGAATCAAATACTTTAATTCCACAGGTAACGCTTAAAGGTATGAACGACTATCAAGCCTTTGGAAGTGGTGTAACTTACTTCAGACGTTACGCACTTTCTTCTGCGCTTGGATTAGTAACTGACAATGACACGGATGCAGCAGGCGAACAAATTCCAACAAAAGAAAAGCTAACTGCACCACGTTTTAAAGATGCCTTAAAAGCAATACAAGAAGGTAAGATTACAAAGGAAAAACTAATAGCAAAGTTTGATCTAACGAATGTACAATCTAAAGCCTTAGAGTTATGTTGAAGATTCGCTGCTCTTCCATTGGCAAAATAATGACCAATTCACGAAGTAAAACAGAAACACTAAGCAAGACCACAAAGACATATTTACAGGAACTTGCAGTAGAAGAAATGTACGGTAAGCGTAAAGAGTTTTCTAGCCGTTACACGGATAAAGGAAACCAAGTAGAAGATGAAGGAATTCGACTATGCGAAAGCGTTTTAGATTTAGGCTTTATGTACAAGAATGAAGAACATTTTACAAATGACTTTCTAACAGGTACACCCGATGTAAACACGGATATAATCCTAGACGTTAAATCTTCTTGGGATGCTACAACGTTTCCATTCTTTGCAGAAGACATTCCTAACAAAGATTACTTCTATCAACTACAAGGCTATATGGCTTTAACTGGTAAGCGCAAAAGCTACTTATGTTATTGCTTGATCAACACACCCGAACTTATGGTAGAAGATGAGGTAAGGAGAGCGCATTGGAAAGAGAACCTAATAGATGAAAGCGAAGAACTGCGTAACCACGTTGAAGCGCAGCACAACTTCGATAACATTCCTGCAGAAAAACGAATTAAAACGTTTGAAGTAAGATATGACAAAGACGTAGTAAAAGCAATCTACGACAGAGTAAAAGAATGTCGTGAATATTATAACACTTTAATACTTTAACGGTTTGTGTATGGTGCGTATGCCGATAGGCTATGCAATATACACGTTGTTAGGCTTAGTATTAATAAGAAAAAATAAGATTATGAAAAAACAATTTTTATTATTTGCAGGAGATGATTACTACCCCGAAGGAGGTGCATACGACTTTAAAGGCTCTTTTGAAACAGCCGAATTAGCAGTAAAGGCACACGACCCAAACGAACATAAATACGATGGTGGTTGGGCTAACATATTTGATTTAAAAGAAGAAAAAATTGTTAAGCAATTTAGTAGAGGGACTTGGTATGAAGGTGACGATGAAATATATTAAGCCTAACATAGAAATAAACTAACCAAAACAATGAAAACACGAAAGACTAAAGTAATTCACATAAGAGTAAGTGAAGAAGAAAA